ATGAGTTAGGAGAGCTCAGCGAGGCGATCCTCATGGCCGGCCTATCCAACCTGTCGAAGAACCCTAGGTTTGAGCTGAAGGGCCTTCACAACCCTTCGAGCCGGTTCGACGCCTTCGGCATTTGGGCGACCCCGAAACACGGATGGGAGTCCGTCACGCCGGAAGTCGACGACGAGTGGGAGACGAAGTGGGGTGGCAAGTACATCCGGCTCGACGGAGAGCGTTCGCCAAACGTGCTGGCCGGAGCGACCATCTACCCATACCTGCCGACGATTGAGAAGATCGAGGAGGACAAGCGGTTGTTAGGGGAGAAGAGCCGCGCCTACATGCGAATGGTGCGCGCTGTGTTCTTCGACAGCGACGAGACCGAGGGCATCTACAACGAAGCGGAGCTCGTGTCCTCCGGCGCGATGCAGAAGGTCGAGTTCTCCGGAGCCACGACCCTCATTGCCGGAGTCGACCCTGCGTTTACCAACGGAGGCGACCGCACCAGCATGTGCGTGGCGAGGGTAGGCACCGATACCTTGGGCCAATACTCCATCCAGTTCGAAGAATTTCTCACTCTCAACGATGACTCCTCCAACAAGGCTATTCCGCGAACCTACCAGATCGTCCACCAGATCCGAGACGCCTGCATAGCAAGAGGCATCAAGCCCGCCGATGTGGCAATCGACGCCACCGGTGCCGGCTCACCGTTGTGCGACGTCCTAGCCGGCGAGTGGTCCAACGAGTTCCTGCGCGTGCAGTTCGGCGGCAAGGCTTCCGACAGGCGCGTGAGCATGAACAGCAGGCTCACCGGCGAGGAGCTCTACGTCAACCGCGTCAGTGAACTCTGGTTCGTCGGCAAGGAGTTCATGCGTACCAAGCAGCTCAGAGGTGTCACGCCGGAGCTGGCGAAGGAAATGACCAACCGGAACTACGACCTCGTCAAGTCCGTCGGCCTGCGCGTGAAGGTCGAGTCGAAGCAAGAGGTCAAGCAGCGTGCCGGTGCCTCGCCGGACTTGGGCGACTCCGCGTTCATCGCACTCGACCTTGCGCGGCAGCGCCACGGGCTAGTCGCCGTTGAGCCTCCGAAGAAGCCGGAAATCGGACTCTTCGGGGCGCGCATGCCGAGGTCGATGCGCGATCTGGACGTCGTAGGGCGGTCAGCCCACGGGCATTTGGCTGATGAGTAAATGTGGGATTGTGTGGGGTTTGTTGGTTTTCATGCCTGAATCCCACACGAAATGTGGGACTGGCTTAGGCCCTTAACGCAACTTTATTGCGTTATGTACCGCTCAGAAAAATCTGAAAAGTTTCTGGAAACCCCCTAATTCATATTAAAGCAGTAATTCAAATAGAAAAAGTGAAATTGAATTACTGCTTTAATATGAATTACCTATATAGAGAAAACTTTATACTCTTTTTGCAGGCGTAATTCAGTTTCTCCGGAAACCAACACACAGACCACAGAATCCGGACAGGCGGCTCGCGCCGACCGGCGATCTGCAAAAGCGGAAATTCCAGCCGGCCTAACTTTTTCCGTTGACCGGATTCCGGATTCCGGATACCTACACCCCACAGTGAAAACGCAATACATCGTTAAGACCGCCGACAGCACCATATACTACTCCGACCCCAACTTCCTGATTCGGCATAGGGAGGATGGCCCTGCCGCTGAAGTTACCGGAGGTTCGTCGTATTATTTTCTCAACAACCAGCAGATGACTGAGGCCGAGTTCCTTGCAGCCATTACCCCTAAGCCGGAGATGACACCGGTTGAGGCTGCTTTGGAATTCTTCGAGACAGGGGAGGCGTCGGAGCGTTCAAGGGAAGCCTTTCACAAATTGGATCGGCGTAAGACGTATACGAGGCTGTCTGGTCAAATCCTCACTGCCGAAGTCCGGCGGTTGCAGGCCTTGCTGGATACTCCCCAACTGCCCCCGTTGCCGGACGGCCTACCCCCGTTGCCGGAAGGTGCGGTGTACTTGGGCAGAGGCTGTAGCTTTGTTACCTTGGACCGTGGGTTGTTCTACGGATGGAGTTTTAATCCTAGGTATGAGGTAGAGTGGGAGGATGATACGTGGGAAGGCGACGGCCAGAACCTCCACTACGCCGCACCGGCGGGCTCCGAGATCGTCAAGCTCAACCAGAGGGCTTACGGTATAGAAAAGCGGTTGGGTTAATCCCTTTGCCCTCACCTAATTTTGTTCTTGCTTTTGGCCCCCCAAAACCCTAATCTTTGCGGGTGGCTGCACAGTTCAAGCGTTTACCCAACGGCAAGATCCGCTATCGCGGGGAGTTGTTCGAGGGGTTCAACAAGCCAAAGCGAGCAGCCTCCGGCGACGATAAGAAGTACGTCGTCCTAGCCAAAGACGGCGAGAAGATCCGCAAGGTCAAGTTCGGCCAGCGCGGCTACGAGGACTACTTGCAGCACAAGGACGAGAAGCGCCGTAAAAACTTCAAGTCGCGCATGAACTGCGACACCGCTAAGGACAAGACAACCGCCCGCTATTGGGCGTGTCACCACAACTGGTAAACCCCCACCGCAGTTTCCTCGATGTCTCGCCGCCAGCAGATCCCATCCGCCGCAGAAGCCCGCCGTGCCGGCAGGGCTGAAGCTTTGTTTGAGAAAGCGAAGGAGAAGGAGCTCCGCAAGGTATCCGGTATCACGAGACATGAGGACGGACCGAGAATCCAGAATCGGGATGAGCGCGTGCTGATGCAGCAAGGCGCGAACGCTGCCGGTCAGGCCTTCGCCGCTACGCGTGCCGGCTTCACACCGGCGGCATCCGGAAAGCTGTTGCAGGATCGCCGCGCCTTTGCCGACGACCTGCGCAAGACCGGTGGCGAGACCAATGCCGATGTGATGAAGCGGGCCGCCGGCTTGGGTTTGCGCGAGGAGGATGTTTCCAGCTTCGTGCAGCGTGAAGGTATCGCCGCTGCCGCACCTGCCAACAAGACCGTCGGCAGCACGGCGGTCCCGCTTGCCTCCGGCAGCCTGTCCCAACTCACCAGCTCTTCGATGCCCAAGGGTTTGAAGTCGGCGGCTACCACTGTCGGAGGGGCTACTCCTATTTCCAGTGGGGTTGGATGGGCTACCTCCGGTGTGGCTGGAGCCCTCCGCAAGCTCACTGCCCCTAAACCTCCGGAGAGCAAGATCAACGGCATGCCCACCGGTCAAGTGCTGTACGAGGGAAGCCAGCGCGAGAAGAGCGCGTACCTCAGGGGAGAAGGCCCCCAGCCGTTCGGCCCGCGCACTGATGCAGAGAAGCAGTACGTCGAGACCAACACTGACGCCGGACGCGCCCGCGCACTGGTAGCGCGCATGACCGCACCGGCAGCGCCGACCACACCTAAGGTACTGCCCCCGATTGCCACTGAGGCCGCCAAGCCTACGATGACGCCGCAGGAGCGATCCGCTTCTATGGGCGCGTCGTCCGACCCTATCGTCAAGCCCACCGTAGCGACCAACGTCGGTCGGAATATGTCGTCGGCGGATTTTGCCGAACAGAGCACCGCGCTGCTGTCCGGCCTGAAGGACACGGAGAAGCAGATGCGTGAGGCCGCCCGCAGCGGAAAGCCCGTGGACGATCTGAAGGAGTCTTACAAGGAGCTGCGGGCTCGCCTCGGCGCGATGCACCCGACGTCGCTCATGGAGTATGACAAGACCGTCAAGCGGTCTGAGACGTCGCAGGCGGCTATTGACATCCGAAAGGCCGACGCAGACGCGATGAAGAACACCGATGCCGAGCTCCTCAAGCGCGCCCGCAAGCGTGCCGCCGACGGAGAGGTCCGCGCAGAGGAGAAGGCCGTGAGGGATCGCAACTGGAACATTGCAACCTCTGTCCTGCGGGCGGCGCTGCCGGTCCCGAAATTCTAAACCCCGATGGCCATCTCACCGACACCGTACGCCGACAGCGAAGACGAAGACCCCATCGCCTTTGATCGGGACTTCGCGCCGTTGAAGCAGCAGTACTTCCGCAGCGTCTACAACAACCCAAAGCTGAGTGCGCAGGCGCGCCAGCAGCTATCGGTCAACTTTTCAAACGCGATTGACTCCGGCTACGCTGAGCGCCAGAAGATCCGCGAAGGTGATGAGGTCTCCAAGAGCCGCGCCTTGCAGTACAAGGCTGCGGAGTTCTCATTGAACAAAGCGCGTGAGGACGCCGTGCGCGAGCGAACCATGCTGGAGGCCCTGCCCGCTGTCACTGCGGAGCTCGACAGCATCATCAATTCCGGTGCCGAAGCCGAAGACCAGCAGCGTGCCATTGCCCAGTGGGGCGTCAAGAACGCCGGCCTCCTGTCGACCAACCGCGCTGCCGGCATGGCCTACGATGCGGCCCGTACCGGAGTCGTCAAGAAGCCGAAGGAGGATGCCTTCACGGTGTTCAACGTGCTGCGC